CCTAAGCCTAAAAAAGAAAAGGTTGAAGAATCTTATAAATTTTCTGACTTTATGCTCGAAGGTAAAATCGACAAAGATGTTGAAACCAGCATGAGAAAAGCTCTAAAATCTAAAACTAACATCAACAAAGATGGAACAATCAATTGGAATTATATTGATGCAGATGTTTACATGGATGTTAACAAGAATGATGATTATAAGCCTAATGTTTTTTACAAAGTGTTCGATAAAACTGCTGATAAACTGAAAAAAGAACTTAAACTTCGTGAATCATCTTTGCAAATCATTGACTATACTCCTATTCTTGAACGAAATTCTTGTGGTGATATGCGATTCACAGCATCAAAGAAATTTGAACAAAAAGAATACAGCATGGCTATGACTATTATGCAGAAGCATGAATTCTCACCTGAAGAAGTTGTTCGTCAGTTCCACCATGTTAAACTAGAAAAATTACTTCAAATGATTCAAGATGCTGGTATAAATCAATAATTTTTAACCAATTTTAATTTATAATATCATATAACTTACGAAAGATAGAATATGACTACCGAAAATACACGAATTGTTGAATGGCAAGAAGAACGTAACTTAATCCAAACTCCTGATAAAATTAATCTTATGAAAGAGATTTCATTTATTATCGAAGAATGTATTGAAATGGTAACCGACCGAAAATCAGCAGAAGCTAGATTATGGGCAGAAGAAATTGCTATTGAAATTATGGAAGAAGCTAGTCCAGACTTAGACCCAGAACAAGTGGTAGATGCCGCTTGTGATATTAAAGTTTTCAGTACTGGAATTATCAGAAAAATGGGTTACGACCCTGATATTGCTATGGATGAAGTTATCAAAGAAATTGACTCAAGAACTGGGTCAATTCAAGATGGTAAATTCACCAAGGATAAATCTCCAGAAGCTGTAGCGAAATGGTATAAATCAGATTTCACGAAAGCAAAAATTTAATGGGTTCTATTTACATAGACTATACTGAAACACCATTTTATTTTGATGTTATCAAAGATGTGTACATAGTCCCAACTGAAGAAAACACAATTGAGATTTTAGGTTTAATTGAAGGCGAAGGCCAGACAATGAAAATCAAAATAACTCATGCTGAAGATGTGCCAACTATAAAAGATGAGTTAACAGAACACATCGGAAAAATAACAGTACATCAAAATGATTTTTACAAAAGAACATATCATTAAGAAAGTAAATTAATGAAAATCCAAGAAAATAAAAGTGTATGGTTTGAGAAATACAAACCAAGTCTAATTGAAGATATTGTTTTACCAGAAAATCTAAAAGTAAGTCTTCAAAATTATGTAAACAAAGAAGATATCCCAAATCTAGGTTTATTCAGTTCCAACCCAGGAACAGGTAAATCAAGTACAGCCCATGCTATTATCAAAGAAATCGGTGGTGAAGCAATTTGGATTAATGCTAGTAAAGATAAAGGTATTGATGTTCTTCGTGGTAGAGTAGCAACATTTGCTAGTCAATGCAGTTTTGATGATAAAATTAAAATTGTTGTTATGGATGAGTTTGATCACTTTTCTAAAGATGGCCAAGCTGCTTTCCGTGGGTTTATTGATGAGTATTCTCAAAATTGTCGGTTCATTTTCACAGGTAATTACAAAGAAAAAATTATCGAGCCTTTATTAGACAGATTAGAAATTTATGATTTCAATGCATTTGATAAAAAGGAAATGATCAAGCCCATTTTCACACGTTTAAAAGATATTCTTGAGAATGAAAAAATCACATTTGATCCTAAAGATTTAGTTCCTGTAATTAACACATATTATCCTCGTGTTCGCTCAATGGTTGGTGCATTACAGAAATTCAGTAAAGATGGTGAACTGACAATCAATGAATCAGAATTGGATGATACCAGTGCATTTGATAAAGTAATGCAATTACTTGACCCAAACTCATATACAGATATGATTGTGGCAGTTAATAATATCAATGCTCCAGATAACATGTATAGCTTCTTGTACAACAATGCAGGCAAATATTTTGAACCAAATAAATACCCAAATATTGTTTTATCAATAGCAAAATATCAAGATATGTCTGAAGGTGCCAGAGATAAAAATATTACATTAGCGGCCTGTTTAACAGAACTAATGCAAATTAAAGGAAAATAAAATGGAAATTATTATAGCATTTTTTATTGGTAATATCTTAGGTTTCAAGATTTATGCTGGTGGTATAGCATTATTTTTAATTGTAAGTTCTCTACTAGCTGGTTATGAATTAACTAAAATTACATGGATGAATTTATGGAAAAGTATTATCTGGCCAGTTTCTGTTCTTGTTCTAGTCGGAACAGCAGTCAGAGGAATTGTCTTAGTTGTTCAAAATCATAAAATAAATAAGAATGTATTGGAGTTAAAAGACGAAATAAAGAAGTAACAGTAACCTTAAAGGAAAAATAATAATAATGACAAAAGGTGTTCATATAAACATAGCAAGTGCTTCAGATGAATTCGTGTTCGAGGATGCACTTCAAACTTGGTTAGATACGGAACAAGGTTTCATGTATCAAAATATGTTTGATAACTGTAAGCCAGAAGCATTTGAGAAATTTATTAATGATATTGAAGATGAAATAAACACGTTAAAAGTTTATAATTATGATAAAACTAAAAATCAGGTTCAAAGACATTACATTGGCGAACATCTAAAAATTCTAGTTTCTGGTAATTCACTGGAATATTTTGTTGTTATTCTCAGTAAATCTGAAGAAATGAAGCACAAGTCTTGGACTATTTTCCAAAAATACACACCAAAACACGATGAAATTGATATTTATGTTACTTCATATTTTATGACTCGTGGTGAATTGGATAGCTCAAACAAAACTTTAAAGACAAAAGATTACGATTATATTACCAATAAGTATTATCCCTATATTAATACAGATGTTATGTTCAGTCAGTTCTTTACTGGTTCAGAAAATATTTTGTTAGCTGTTGGATTACCTGGTTTAGGAAAATCAAAATTAGCTTCACTAGCTATTAAATATGCTTATCAAAATACTGACAAATTACCTTATGATAAAATCAAAGATAATGTAGTTCTAGATAACCAGTACATCAATGTAGCATTTATTAAATCATCTGAAGTTCTAAGTTCTGATAAATTCTGGCGAAATCTAGAAGTTCAAAAAGTGGATTTTGTTGTTATTGATGATCTGGATTATATGTTAACTAAACGTGACTCTGAAGTTCAAACTGCAGACGATGTAATTAAGAACAGATTTTTGAACCAGTTTTTATCATATACAGATGGTGTTGAAAAATTCAATACTAAATTTATTATTACAACTAATCAGAAATATGATGATATTGATTCTGCACTATTGCGGAAAGGACGATTATTTGATATACTTGAACTTAGAAAACTTAAAACTTCAGAAGCACTGAAAATTTGGGAAGATTCTAAATTAACTAAAGAAGAATTTCATGAGGTATTTAATTCAGATGATATTATTTCAGCCGATTTAGGTTCAGAAATTGACAAGCGTTTGAATACTAGAATTGATAATTCTACAGAAAGCTATATCAAAGAAGATGGAATTTCACGGATTATCAAAGCAGGTAGAAGCAAAAAGATTGGATTATAATACACAGAGTTACTAAAAATCAGTTTAGAGACGCGTGGTTTATTCACAAGAAGTTTCTTTGGTTTTGGGTCAAATCACATTGGTACTTTGCTGAAAATTTAGAAGACGTACATCACGCTATTCAAGAAAATAAAATATGGTGGTCAGGAATGTTATCTGGAGAATCTCCTTTGTATGGTATTTTGAAGAACATGCAATGGGGTAATGTAGCTTACTACAAAGATGGTGATGATTTCAAACACAAGAATTTAGAACATTTCATATAATTTGTTTACAATGCTTGTGCATGTGTTAATATAAAAAATATAACACTACATAGGGGTTAAGATTATGTTAAAAAAGAAATTTTGGGTTATCTTTAACGAGTCAGGTAACAATGATTATGACTCTAAGCCTGCTTATAAACTTGTCAGACATAACCACCGAAATCAAGCCGAAAAAGAATTAAATCGGCTTGCTGCTGAGCATCCAGGTGAAACTTTCATCTTATTAGAAGCTCAAAAATCATGCACTAGTTGTGCAACTGTAGAAACTGTGCTCGAATAACACGGCTAATACCCGAAAACAAAGAAAGTAAACAAATGGACTTTTTAAAATTCCGAAATGCAGTCAATGCAAATATTGACGAAATGGTTAAAGGTGATGTTTTTGAAGTTGAAACATTATCTGACCTCAGAGAAGTATATCTAAATGCTTTTCCACAGGGCTCAAATCCTATACATAAAGAACGTGGTACTTATGATTGTACTTGTTGTAAGTCATTTATCAAAAATATGGGTGGATTAGTTTCTGTAAAAGGAAATTCCAGAAAAACTATTTGGGATTTTGATCTTGATGATGATTTCCAAATTGTAGCTGATACTCTACGTGAATATGTGATGCAACAACCTATCACAGGTTTGTTCATGTCAAATATTGCTAACATCAGTTCTAAAATTTCTCGACAAAAACTGGATGATAACTCAATCAAAACTTGGGACCATTTTTACTACAATTTACCAGATAAATTGGTAACATCAGGTGATACTTGGCGCTCAAACATGCAAGCAGATTTTGATGTCCTAAAACGTAGTATTGAAGAAATTTCTTTAGACTCAACCGATACGGTTCTTGATCTTATTTCTGATAAATCAATTTATCGTGGTGATGAACACAAAGTTCAGGTTCAAAAATTACAGAAAATTCTGAAACAGAACCAAAAAGAAACATTAACTACAGACCAAATTTGGGTTTTATCAGCTAAGCTTAAAGGCGCAGGCCGATTTAAAAATTCAGTTATTGGGACTTTGTTACATGATCTTAGTTCTGGAACTGACCTGACTGCAGCGGTCAAGAAATTTGAATCTAAAGTGGCTCCTCAGAACTATAAACGTTCGAAAGCTCTTGTGACTCAGAAAATGATTGATAATGCAGAAAAGAAAATTGAAGAACTCGGTATCGAAGAAGCATTATCAAGACGTTTTGCAGTTGAAACAGATATTACAGTTAACAATGTCTTGTTTGCTGACAGGAAATCTAAAATTAAAGGTGCCCTTGGTGGCTTGAAACCAACTAAAGCAGTTAAATCAACAGACAAAGTTGAGCCTATAGTTATTGATGATTTCTTGAATAATGTCCTACCGAAAACTAGTAAAGTAGAAGCATTCTTTGATAACAAGCATTCAGGTAACTTAGTTAGTCTAATTGCACCAGAAAATCAAGATGCACCTAATATTCTGAAATGGGATAATAATTTCTCATGGACTTATAATGGTGATATTACAGACTCCATGCGGGAACGAGTTGTTCAAGCTGGTGGACGTGTTGATGGTGTTCTAAGATTTACTCATTCTTGGAACCACAACGGTGGTAATAACAGTCTTATGGATTTACATGTGTTTATGCCAAAATGTGGTTATAAGCAAAGCACTAAAAAAGAAGTCCATGATAATTATCCAAGTGGTCAACGTGTCGGTTGGAATAACAGAACTGATTATACTTCAGGTGGTACTCAAGATGTTGATTATACAAGTGAAGCCAAAAAAGATTTTATCCCAATTGAGAATATTACGTTCCCTAAATTGGATAAATTGATTGATGGTGAATATCACATGAAAATCCACAATTGGAATAAGCGCTCTAGGAATACTGAAGGTTTCCAAGCAGAAATTGAGTTCCAAGGTGAACTGTATCAATATTATTATCCTGATGCTTTAAAACATAAGGAATGGGTTGATGTTGCTATTGTTACTCTGAAAAAAGGTAAGTTTACTATTGAACACCAATTACCTTGTGGCCAACAGTCTAAGGATATTTGGGGAGTTGATACAGAACAATGGGTTGAAGTTGTATCTGTCATGAAATCTCCTAATTACTGGGATAACCAAGAAATTGGTAATCAACACACATTCTTCATGTTGAAAGACTGCAAAAATCCAGATCAAGCTCGAGGACTTTATAATGAGTTCTTGAATGGTGAAATGAATGAACACAGAAAAGTGTTTGAACTACTTGGTTCTAAGTTGAAAACTCCTGAATCAGATAACCAATTATCTGGACTCGGTTTCTCGTCTACTAAGGAAACTACCGTTAAATGCAAGGCCGATGGCCGAGTATACGAAATCACATTTTAGGTTTACATGTAAGTTAATATAGTTTATATTAGATATACTAAAACCAATGAACTCTCTAAAGGAGAAAAGTTATGACTGAAGTAAATATTTTTGAAGTAGCGGCACGTAAAGGTATCCGTTTTGACACAAGTCTAGGTCTTCTAACTGTGGAAGATCTTTGGAATCTGAAATTGTTGAAAGGCAATGTAACTCTTGATAAAATTGCCATTCAACTAAGAAAAGAAATCCAAGATACTAGCAATGAATCATTTGTTGCTCAGAAATCTAGTGTTGATGAAATCACAGATTTGAAATTCCAAATTGTGAAACACATCATTACTGTTAAAATGGCAGAAAATGCCGAAGCTTCAAGTGCAAATGAAGTTAAGGAACATAATCAGAAGATTATGGACATCATTGCACGTAAATCAGATGCTGCCATGGAAGATATGTCAGTTGAAGAATTACAAGCTGCATTGAAGTAATTTTTAAAATCCCCGGTAGCTTCGGTTACTGGGGATTACTGTTTACAAATACATAATAATGTATTATAATGTGAATATCAATAATTAATGGGCAGAAAAATTATGATAACTAAATTTGAAAATGAAATCGGTGATGCAACACCAATATTTTTTGCTCACTTAGGTATTGGTGGAACGCTAGCATTATTGCAATCATTCATTACTTTCTGGTTTCTTGGTGAGTGTTCTATTGGTATATCTATGTTTATGTTTATAGGATTTTTGGTATTTGGTTATTATAGAGCAATCAAATTTATTGATAGGATGTTTGAAGTACATGAAAGTAAAGCAAAAACAGAAAAAGATTTTACTTATACCAGTACAGCAGATAACATTTTCATACAAGTGAAAAGATCAAGTGTTTATTTGAACGGTTATTGTGTCCAAGAATATGACCCATATAATAAGAATACAAAAAGACTCATTGGAACATTAGTAGAAAAATTGAAAACACCAAAATATAGTAAAATGAATTATCCGGAATTATTCATATGATATATGCTGCTTGTGGTGATGATATAGAAGGTGATGGTGAAATATATGTTCATCGTACATAATTAAGTTTAACATTTTTGTGATAATTCATAAAAAGAAAGATACATATGGCCAAATTATTTGAGAGTACATTCGGAAAAGAATGGGAATTTTATGAAAGATATTATGATACAGAACTTGAGAAATCAGTTCAGAAAAGAATAGATTTACCTTATGAATGGTACGTCCCATCAAGTACAGGTTTATATTCATACATTTTGGATGAAACTGTTAGACTTGAGAAAAAACAAGGTAATTCCAAAAATGCCAAAGGTAACTACGGAATTCTAGACCCCATGTACAGAAATATTCGTGATAATTACTGGGGCACATCTGATGATAATCCAAATGGGTATAACAAAGAACCTAGAATTTGGGATATTGATATTGAGACAAGGGTTGGGAAAAGTTATAAAAACGAAGTAAATGGGGATAAAATTTTGAAAGTTCGTAAAAAATACAAAAAATGAAAGATTAAAATGCAAGAATATGAAATTAGTATTGGTGATTTAAGAGATAAATTTTATGAATCAGGGGCAGAAGAATTAGAATATTATGATGAATTAACCGGAAAATGGATTGATTTAAATACATCTATTTACTTTGAACGAAATAGCGGCTTCCCAGTTCCTGAAAAAGCTCTTGAGCCTATAAATTTAATGCAAATCTATGATAATAAACTAAAGACATTAATTATCTTAGGTCTCAGAGATTGGAAGCACCAAGATGATTACACTTACGATTATGATATAAAATATATTAAGTGCAATGATGAAATTCATATGCTTCAAACTTATAACAAATTATTCAAAAAATGTGATCCTTTAATCATCTATGCTTGGTATGGGGCAGGATTTGATTTTCCATATATACATAATAGAATGAAACGTCTCGGTATTGACACAAATGAAATGTCTAATTACGGTGATGTTAAACTTACAGAATCAGAATTTCAAGGCAAAAAGGAATTTAGATTCAGTACAGATGGGCATTTTTATATTGATTTGATGGAAGTTTACAAGAAATTTACTTTTCATCCTATGGTGAATTACTCTTTAGATACTGTAGCTGAATTTGAGTTAAAGAAAAATAAAAGAAAACATCATGAATATGCAGCATTTGATGATTTTTACACAGGTAAATATATTATTCCTGATGACCCAAGTGAAGAACAATTAAATTCACCTATTTACAAAGCAGCAATTGCTGGAGATTGGGATGAAGTTAAAGAATTATCTCATTCTAATTTTGTTGATTATGGTATTACTGATACTTATCTATTGAAAGAACTTGATGAAAAGAAAAATTTCACTGTTTTGATGATGATGATTGCAGAAAAAATGGGCGTGTCTTTACTTGACTCAATGGGAACTGTGAAACCTTGGTCTCAGTATATATCAAATAAATCTATGATGAATAATCAGGTAATGCCCTTCAAGAAAGATCATGGTCAACCAATGGTTGTTGGTGGTTATGTAAGAGAACATGTCCCAGGAAAACTAAAATGGGTTCTATCAGGTGACGTGAACTCAATGTACCCGTTATTGGGTATGGTTGGATTTAACATGAGTCCTGAAACATTTATTTCTAAACCTGATTTACCTCCTAAACTAAGAGATATTGTTATCAAATATTTCAATGATCAGGAAGAAGCAAACAGATTAGAATTACCAGAAAATGTCTGGAAAGAAACAACTGATTTACTGAATGAACATAATTTAGCATTAGGAATTAACGGTGCTGTGTTCAATAAAGACAAATTGGGAATGATTCCAGAAATGGTTCTTGATATTTATGAAACCCGTTCCAAAGCAAAACAAACTATGTTTAAATACGAACAACAAAAAGAACTCATAAAAGAAATTATCCGAGTACGAGAAAATGCCTAATATTTGTTATTGCTGTATGACTAAATCTGATAATTTTTATGTTAATTCCAAAACAGGAAACCGAACTAAACATTGTCGAGATTGTGGTGAAAAATACACAGCTAAAGAGCGGAAACAAAAAGAAACATTTAATGTTTTACAGGCAATGAAAAATGTTAAATAGAAATTGGTTATAATACCCAAAAGGAATTTATATGAAAGAAGTTTTAGAATATACTGAGGTTGAACTTGATTCTCTCAGTACTGAAGATTTAAAATTATTATTGAGAGAAGCAGAGAATAAAGAATCACTTTATGATACTGCTCAAATGACAGAAAAAACTCTCATGAATGCTCTTTATGGTGCAATGGCAAATAAATATTTTCCTCTGTTTAACGAAGATATGGCTGCTGCGATCACCGGTAATGGTAGATATTTTATTCAAAAACTAGCTAATTCTATTGAAGATCATTTACAATCTTTGCTTCCTTGGGATAAAACATATATTGTTTATGGAGATACTGACTCTGTGTACGCAACGATTGAGCCTTTTATGGATAAATACCAAGAAAAGAACCCAGGATTATCAATTAATGAATACGTAGATTGGGCAGATGCTTTTGAGAATAAAGTTATCCAACCTGTTATTCAACAAATGATCAAGGATTACAGTTCAGAATTGAATGCTTATAACGAAGAAAAAATTGGTGTTGAACGAGAAGTAATTGCTGATGCAGTTGTATTCACAGCCAAGAAAAAATATTATGCTCGGGTTCGTGATAAAGAGGGCACAAGATATCCAGAGGATGCACCTTATATTAAAGTTATGGGACTTGAAATTATCAAATCAAGTACACCTAAATGGTCTAAGGAATATCTAAAAGATGCAATTCCTCATATTCTTGATAAAGATGAAAACGATCTTAGAAATTGGATTAATCAAATTAAGGGTGAATTTACTCAAGTTGACCCAAATGAGATTGCTAATGTTGGTGGTGTTTCAAGAGTTGATTATGTTCTAGGTCAAAAAGGTATTCCGATTGGTTCAAGAGCTGCTTTAGTACATAATAATTTTGTTAAGGAAAATAATCTAAGTGAAAAATATGCTCCTATTCAGGCAGGTGAAAAGTGCAAAAGATTGTATCTCACAGAACCAAATAAATTCAATTCAAATATTATAGCATATACTAATGACCAGTTTATCAATGAGATAGAATGCATAGACTATGATACACAATTTGAAAAAATGTTTATGAAACCTTTAAATCTTATGGTAGAATCACTTGGCTACGATCTAAATAAACAAACGGAGGCACTGAATGACTGGTAAATCAAAAGGGTAGAAAATCAGAAACTATTATCTTAGATAAGTACAGAGAATATTGCATTGAGTACTTGAAACTTAATTATCCAGAAAAATTTACATAAGTGTTTACATTATCTCCAGTTATGATATTATATTGACATAACCACATAACAGAGATTTAAAATGTCCTACGATCTATTTTGTGAATTTTGCCCTGCAACTGATGTAGATGTAGATATTAATGAGTGTAACATCAGATATGGCTATTGCAAAAGACCTGGCTTACTGGAGAAAAATTGCTGGTGAAGCAGCATATATTCTAGAAGAACTTTCTTATAATGTTAAAAAAGAAGGATGTCTAAAACCTCTAGCACATGATCAATGGTTTACTTGGTGTGGTGAAACTGACATGAGACAAACTTTACCTGCTTTATGTACTGAATGTGGCGGAACTTACAAATTGAAGGAGACAGAAAATGACAGTAGATGAAATGATTACAGAATTGGGTGAGCACATAAAGGGTGTTCAGCTTCTTAGTTCAGAAGCCCAAGCCATCATAGACCACCTACGCGCACCAAGTAACAATGCGGATTTGGTGCAGCGGTTGAACATGGTTGATCAATATGAAATTGCTCACATTGGGAAAGATTTGTGGCAAGAAATCATAGCCGCCTTATCCAGCACGCCAGAGCGTGAGGAAGACGGGGAGTGTAAGCATTGTGGTGGTAAAGGTTGTGTGGCTTGTAGTTCGGAACACATAGTCACATCCAACACAGGTTTGGCGCTCGTTGAGGTGGTGCAGGATCACTTGCAATATATTAAAAGTGCAGGCAAATCACTTACATTAAGCCCTACGACAGAGAAATATCTCGAACAATGCGCAGCCGTGATAGAGCGGCTGATTGAGGAGCTTGATCAACGGGATAGAATTATCGAAAGTAACACAGGTAGGATCAATCAATTGCATCAGAAACTAGGGCCAGAACAACCCTACACACCAGTCCTTACTGATGGATGGTATTTTGTTGAAGGTTTCTCATGCCCTATACATTGGCATAAAGAAGCTAATTGTTGGGAAGAACCCAGATCAGTAAAGCCCCATATTGGAGTTGAAAGCTTGACGATTAAAACCAACCCCGCCACAGGCCAGCCGTGGAAAATAGACCAACCGGGGGGCGTGTGATTATGGAAACACTAACTGAAATATGTTTTTGGACAGGCGCGATAACACTTTCATTGGGTGCTGTATTATTATCAATGGCAGTGATTATTTTATTACTCATCGGCATAAAGCATGTGTCTATATCATTCTGGATAGCTCGTTTATATAGATCAAAACCAGTTAGCTATTTTGATAATTGGTTCTTCAGATTCTTTCAAAAGGTTAATTTTGCAACACGTTTAATATTCATAGGAATACCTGACCGTGAAGTATTAAAATCTGGTCACGTTGTATGGGACAGTAAATGGATTAAGGAGCCTAGCCAATGACTGACGATGTAGTAGAGGTGATCGCAGAACATTTGTGCGGCGTAGAAACCGGAACATCTGTTTTTGAACACAACCAGCCAATTCAAATATTGTTACGCGCCAAAGCCAAATTGCTTATCCAAGCACTAGCCGCGTCAGGCTACGTGGTCGAGAAGGGGTGGGAGGAGATTGAGACCGCGCCCAAGGATGGGAGTGAATTTTTAGCTATAGATAGATTTCAAGATATGGGTGTTATGCAATATGATGAATATGACGAAATATTTTACACACCAGAGGA